GTCCGCGCCGGACAGGGCGTGGGCAAAACCTACACCCTGGGTACGCTGGGCCTGTGGTGGATGAGCGTTCCCGATTCCATTCTCGTTACCACCGCGCCATCCAACCGCCAGGTCAAGACGCTTCTGTGGGGCGACATGAGGGCCAAATACAACAACGCGAAGATGAGCCTGGGGCCGCGCATGGATTTGATGCACTGGCGCATCAGCGACGACTGGTACGCCATCGGGTTTTCAACGGACAAGCCCGTCAATGCCGGTGGGTTCCACGGCAAGCGGCTGATGCTGATTGTGGACGAGGCGTCAGGAATGGAAGACCAAATGCTGGACGCGATGGAAGCGATGACCACCTCCAAAGAGTCCCGCGTCGTTTATTCAGGCAATCCGCTTCGGGCCGACGGTCGCTTTTACGATGCGTTCAAAGACCCTGAGTTTTACAAGATAAAGATTTCTTGTCTCGATCACCCGAACGTGGTCACGGGCCAAGAGCATTACGCCGGTATGGTGACACGGGAATGGGTGGAGAGCCGGCGACAGCAATGGAAAGAGGGAAGTCCGTTGTGGCTGACGCGTGTGGAAGGTGAGTTCTACGAGGGCGGTTCCGAAATCATGGTGCCGATTCAGTGGATGGAGGCCGCGAAGGAACGTGAACTGCGGCCCGCCGACAGCGACCAGGTGGAAGGCGGCGCGGACATTTCGGATGGTGGAACAGACGAAACCAGTTTGGCGGCGCGGCGTGGGCCGGTGGTGCTGGCCAGCGAGAGCTGGCATCCAGGCCGTGACGAAACGATGGCAACCGTGGGCCGCATCGTGCTGTTCATCGTGAAGTGGAAAATTCGAGAAATGAAAGTGGACAGCATCGGTGTCGGTGCCGGTGTGACCACGCGCTTGATGGAATTGTCACGGGACAGGAACAGCAAAATTTATGGCGTGAGAATTATCGGCGTGAAAGTAGGTGAGCCAGCCTACGACACGGAAACGTACCAAACCCGCCGCGATGAAATCGCTTACGGCATGGGCGAACGTTTTCAGTCCAACCAAATCGACATGCGGGCCGTGGCCGCTGATGAAGAACTTTGTTCACAAATCACCAGCATCAAAAAAGGCAAACCGTCCAGCCGTGGCCAACTCAAAGTCGAATCCAAAGCCGACATGAAGAAGCGCGGCCTCTCATCTCCTGACCGATGGGACGGCCTGTGCCTGGCCTTCGCAAAAGAGAAAGCACGCCCCGTCCTAAAAACAATTATCACGACGTAAGGAAATTATTTTTGTTGACAGCGCGGTAGGATTGATGGTATATCCAGCGCGTTGTTGAACCAGGCCCCGCGCACTCTTAATTGGGTGAGGGGCTTTGTGCTACACGGCTGAAATCATAAACGTTTCCGGGGCGACGGAGCGACGTTCCAGAAGAACATTTGGGGGCAAATGCCGGAACCGAAGGTGATTGAGCTTCAGCCCAGCGAGCAAGGGCGCACAAAAAAAATCACACAGGCGTTTATTCTCTCCGATGGTCGGCTGGTGGACGCAAAATTTCTTTCCAAAGCCGAAATCAAAGACACCAAGTCTGATCACTCCGAAGAAATCGAAACCACCAAAGTAGAAGACCGGCAAAACAACACCGCCACGCCGCCCTACAACAAAGAATACCTCGCCGTCCTTTACGAAAAATCCACAACCCATTTCCGTTCCGTGAACGCGAAAGCCGATGACACGGTTGGTCGCGGCTGGAACATCATTTTCAAGAAAGGTGCGGGCAATGAGAAGGCGCGTCAAGCGTTGATCGACAAGCTCAACTCCATCAACCCGCTTCAAACGCTGGGAACAATTCTTCGCAACGCGATGGTGGATTACGAGTCCATCGGTGACGGGTATCTGGAAACGGCCCGCGAAAAATCCGGCGGCATGGTTTCATTGATGAACCACATTCCGTCCAGCACCGTGCGCATCACCAAAGACATGCAGATGTACGTTCACAAGCGCGGCAACAAAAAAGTTTATTTCAAACGCTGGGGCGACCCGCGCAAGCTGAACAAAGAGACTGGCGTGTTTGGTGAAACGCCGTTCGACATGGAAGCCAACGAGCTGATTCCGTTGCTGAAATATCACCCGCGCTCGGACTACTACGGCATCCCCGATGTGATTCCGGCGCTCGGGGCAGTGCTGGGTGACCTGAACGCACGCGATTACAATTTGGATTTCTTTGCCAACGGAGCCATTCCCGCGTACGCCGTGATTATTGAAGGCGCGGACGCAACGGAAGAAGTGAAGCAAGCGATTGAGGCGTTCTTCAAACATCAGGTGAAAGGCCTCGGCAACCAACACCGCACCATCGTCATGGCCATTCCAGAAACCGGCGTCAAGGTGCGCTTCGAGAAATTGAGCGTGGACGTGAAAGAGGGATCGTTCAAGCTGTACCGGCAAGAGAACCGCGATGAAATTCTTTCAGCGCACGGCGTTCCCCCCGTTCGTGCGATGCTGTTCACCAGCGGCGCATTGGGCCGCGATGTAAGCGCCGACCTGGATAAGATTTACCAGGAAACCACAATTCGCTCCAACATCGAAATGATCGAGCGCGTGATGAACGCCATTATCCAGGACGGCATGGGCATCACCGACCTGGCCTTTAAACTCAACCGCATCCGCTTTACCGACATCGCCGCGCTCGGTTCATTTGTTTCCGCTGTTGTGGCTTCCAAGTCTCTCACGGTCAACGAACTGCGCGAAATGCTTTCGCCGTTGTTTGAAAACGGCCTGGACAAGATTGACGGCGGCGACACGGTCTGGGTGGACGTGGGCGGCGTGCCGACAGCTCTATCGGATATTTTCACTGTTAATCCAGACGGAGCCGGCGATGACGCTTCCAAGCGCGTGCTGGGCCACAAGATGGTGGAGTACGACGATGTGGACATTGAAACCATCGGTCAGCTCAACAGCGAATACGAAGGCGCAAAGGACACGGAAATCCGTTCCGCGCTCAGCTTCCAGGCCCCTGTGGTGAACGAAACAGCCGATGCGCTTATTAAGGTGTATGACAAGATTTTGCGCGACGTGTACGCGGAGCTTCGCAAGCAGGGAAGCAAAGGCTGGTTCCGCATCTTCACCAAGGCCGCGACCGGCGGCGGTGTTCACATGAATCCGATTTTAAAAGCCATCGATTCACACAAAAAAGATTTTCAGGAAGTGCTGGAAGACGCCTATAAAAAGTCGCTGGTGACCGGCGCAAAGTATTCAGCCAAGCGGCTCAATGCCAACATCGTCGTTGACAGCAAAGCGTTCGTGAACATTCCCGATGCCGCCATCACCATTAAATTTGACCTTCGCAATCCCACGGTTGAAAAATTTGTTCGTGAGCAATCGGATCGCATCAGCGCGAACCTGACGAAGACAATGAGCAATCGCATCCGCACGCAGATGTTGAAAGGCATCGAGCGCGGGGAAACCAACGAAGAGATTGCCGGTCGGCTTGAAGACACCGTGGGCGTGCCTGGTCTGCGTGACAGCGCGGGCCGCCTTATCACGTCTGACGTGCGCTCCAAAATGATAGCGCGTACCGAAGTGGCCGACGCCTTTAACGTGGGCACGCTCATTGGGTTGAAAGATTCTGGGGTCGTGAAAGGTGTTGAGGTGCGCGACGGTGACGATTTTGACCAGCCGTGCAAAGACGCAAACGGCGCGGAATGGTCGTTCCGCAAGGCGGAAGACAACACGTTGGAACACCCCAACTGCACGCGCATCTTTATTCCGCTGGTGAAAGAGTCATGACGCGCCAGGAGCTTTATGTGCCGGTCGTTGTCAGCCATGAAACAGATCCTCTGCGAATTCATGTCCTGGTCGGTTTTGATCGGGGCGGCCATTCTTTTAGCAATGGAGTGGATTGCTTTTGCGAGCCAACTGTGCAGAAGGTTCGGTTTGAAGGAAACGACTTACGAATGTTTCACCATCACGGGCATGGACGATAACGATGAATGCAAGGCGTGTGGGCGCAAAGTGTACGTGGGGTTCCGCAAACTCTGTCCCCACTGTGGCATGGACCCGCGCCGAACACCCACGAAAGAAGAGATTGAAAAATTCAACAAGAACGTCATCCGGCCACCCAAGCCCAAGGAGGGAGAGTGAACGTTAAAAAGGTCAACATCCACCAAATCTTTTTCGACAAGTTCTTCTTCACGAAGGACATGGCCTTGCTTTGGTTGAGCGCCAACGACATTAAAACCGTTGAACTGTCGGACGCGGACGGTTTGTTGTGGGCCGAGCTGCGGCCCGCCTCTGATTTCCAACTCAACGCTTTTGGTGAAGGCAAGGATTTCCAATTCGTGCTGGCCGGTCAGGGCGTCGCTTTTACCGTCGGAGAATTGCAGGACAGCGTAAAAGCCAACATCATTCCCGACACAAAGGAATTTAAAAAACTGCATCGCATGGTGAAGGTGGACGAGGAGAAACGCATCGTCACCGGCCCCGTGCTGGTGCCGTGGCAAGTGGACTTGCAGGGCGACTTTGAGTTCCCTGAAGACATCGAAAAGAGCGCCCACGGCTTTATGGCCGACGCCCGCAACATCGGTGTCATGCACAAATTCTTCGGCGGCAAAGGTGAGCCGGTGGAGAGCTGGTTGTTGCGAGAACCGATGTGGGTGGATCGCGGCGACCATTTCAAGATTTATCCCGTGGGGACGTGGATGATGTCTGTTCACGTTACCGATGACAAAGCCTGGGAAGATGTCCGCAACGGCAAGCTGACCGGCTTTTCAATTGGGTTCCGCGGAACGAGGGAGGCAGTGGCATGAATCTGTTCGATAAAGTTCGCGGACTGCTTGTTTCAAAAGGACAAGGAGAAAAAATTCACAGACTCAAAGACATCGATACGCGCGAGGTCAGCTTAGTTGACCATCCGGCCATCGATGAAACCTTCATCGAAGTGAAGTCGAAAGACGGGATCATCGAGAAGGCACCAAAGGAGGAAGCCATGGAAAAGAAAGATGTGCAAGCCATGATCGACGCGGCTCTCACTCCTCTGGCCGAGGGAATCGCAACCCTCACGAAAGGGCTGGAGGGTCTAACCAAATCGGTGAACGAAGGGAAAGCAGACATCGGCAAAATTGCCGAAATGCACACCGCCGTCACCGCGCTGAAAACGGACTTCGAGGAGTTCACGAAGGAGTCTGTTGAAGTGACCACGAAAGTGGCCACCCGCGTAAACGAAATCGTGGACAAAATCAACGCGCCGCGCTCAAGCAAGATCGCTGGCGGTGAAGGTACCGAAGCCAATGGAGAAAAGGCCACCAGATGGCCGTCGCTCCGTGGCATCGTCCTTCGCTAACGTCTAGGAAAGGAGGAAAATCAAATGGGACGTTTCTGGAAAAATGAAGACCTTCTTACGAAGGCGGCGATCACCAGCGACACAAACAGCTTTACTGGTGGGGTCGGCCTCTCGACAGAGGAAGCCGACAAATTCCTCGACTACGTCATTGACGAGTCGCGGTTAAAAAACAAGGTCACCATTGTTCGCACGAACAAGAAGACCAAAAACATCGATCAGCTCACGCTGGACGATGAAGACGTGATCGTGCCAGGCACGGCGGTCACTGACCCAGGCGAAACGGTTGGAGTGGGAACCTCCGAGCGTCAGCTTTCGATGAAAGAAGGCGTGGTTGTCGTGCAGATCGGCGACGATGCGCTGGAAGATGGAATCGAAGGCGACGCGTTCGCTGACCACGTTCTTAAGATCGTGGCCCGCGCCGTGGCCAACCAGTTGGTGAAAACTCTCTTGCTGGGCAAGAGCGCAACTGTGAAAACGAAATTCATGCAGTCCTGGAACGGCTGGTATTACCACGCCTTCCACGACGGCCATGTGGTGGACGCTTCTTCATTCAGCGACCGCTACATCGAGAAAACGAAACTCGGTGCGCTGTTGAAAGCGATGCCGAACAAGTATCTGGAAAACAACCTCAACCCCGCGCTCATCGTGGCCCGTCACATCGGTCAGGACTGGCGTGAAACCTTCTCCGACCGCGAAACGCCGCAAGGCGACAACGCCATCGTGGGCGGGAACACTCCGGGGTACGGTGGTATTCCGATGGACATTTACAACACCGTCCCGACGAACCAGCCGGTTCCTGACGGCGTCGTTGCCACGACCCTCGCGGGCGCGGAAGCGGCGGGGCAGACCGTGCTGAGCTTGACAGATGCAACCGGCCTGGCCATCGGTAGCGTGATCGTCATCGATTACGAAAACGGCCTGGAAGAAGTCCGTACCATCACCAACGTCGCAACCAACGACGTCACCGTGGCGGCCCTCACCTACTCGCATGAATCAGGTGCGACGGTGAAGTCCTGCACCGCTGACGGCACGTTCGCGCTGTTGGCCGAATATGGAAATCTCCTCTGGGGTATCCAGCGGGACATTCGCATCGAAACCGACCGTCGTCCGCGTCTGCGGGCCACGGACTGGGTCATCAGCTTGAAAATGGATGCCCAGGTGACCAATCCCGACGCGCTCGCGGTTCTCAAGAACCTGAAAGTGCGTCCTGCGGCATAAGGAGGGCGTTATGGCGAAAGAAAAGAACCTTGAAGCACGCCTGATCAACGGCGCGACGTACGGCATCAACACCGACAACGGTTATAAAACCTTTGTCAAAGGTCGTTGGACGCCGATCAAATCCAAGCAGGAATACGATGTCCTGGCCAAGTCCGGCGCGTTTGAAATCCGCGAAATGGGCAAAGGTGGCAAGGGTGTTCCCGAATGGAACGATGGTGAGGAGGCCGGAGAAGAACAGGCCGCCGACACCGCCGCTGGTGCTGGTGAAGAATCCGCGCCAGAGGACAAGCCGAAGAAAAAAGGCAAGAAGAAATAATCTCAAATGTCCAATTACGTGACAGCGACAGAGTTAAAAGCGTTCAGCGCGGTGGCAAGTCTCATCGCGTTGAGCGACGCCGCCGTTGACAAGCTGATCGTCAGGGCGATGCGCATGATTGATGCGTATTGTGGCCAGACGTTCTCTCTCTCAACGAGCGAAATCGAGTACGTGAACGGGTCTGGGTCAACCATCCAGAAACTTTCACGCCGCTTGGTCACTCTGTCGCTGTTGCGTTTTTTGGATATCCAGAACGGCGACGAGATTGTTTCAGCAATCGAAATCGAAGACGTGTTCAACAAAAATTGGTGGCTTGAAGCCGGCGACGACAAGGTTCCGTTGCGAAATAGAATCGGCAAGGACTACAACAACGGCTTGCTTTGCTTTCCAGAAGGCTCGAACAACATCGAAATCACTGGCACGTGGGGCTATGCCACCGTTCCAGATGAAGTGAAGGACGCAACGTGCCTGACGGTAGAAACAATTTATGCTTCCCAGCAGAGCGCGGGCGTGATGAGCAACGGATTTAAGAGCGAGGACATTGGCGATTATTCTTACGACAAGGGCGACATGAATCCAGACCGCAATCGCTTGATCCTTCCAGAAGCACAGCTCTTGCTGGCCAAATACAAAAAGCCATTGATACCGGCGGTGCTGTGAGCTTTGAAGCGCTCTGCATCAACACCGGCGCGATCCTGGCCTACTCGTCAGCGGATGAATACGGCGGCGAAACGTTCGGTTCCGCTGGCACCAGCTTTAAATGCCGGTTCGATCCGCAAGACGGCAAGCGCGTGGTGGTGGGCCTGAACGGTGAAAACACCGTGATCGACGGGTTTGTTTATATCCCCGCAAGCGTGAGCGTGAACGAGAAAGACCGCATCCAAGTGGACAGCGTGACGTACAGAATCATTTCTCTCAAATTGCAAAACGACTCCGTCGGCCCGAACCATTACAAGGCGGCGGTGCGGCGGGCGGCGTAACATGGCCGAGGACGAAGATGTTGAAATCACGGGCGTTGACGAAGTCCTAAAACAGTTTAAGCTCATCGAGACAGGATTTTTAAACGCCATCGAAGAAGCGGTTTTGAAAGCCACAAAGCTGGTGGAAGCGGACGCGAAAAGAATCGTGCCCGTTGTGACGGGCCGACTGGCGCGGAGCATCACCGGCGGCATTTCTGAAAAAAGCAACACGGTTGTTGTTGGAGTCGTCGGCGCAAACACGGTGTACGCGGCGGCGGTGGAATTTGGGCGGAACACAAAAGGGGGACGGTCGAAACCGAAGCCCTACTTGAACCCCGCCTTGTCTATGAACATGAGCAGAATTGAAAAGATGATCTCGGACGCACTTAAAAAGACGATCCGCGACTTCGACGAAAAGGAGGCATAGTTCAATGAAAACAAAAACGAAGTATCTCTGCCGACTCATTCTCGCGGCTCTTTTCGCCGTGACGCTGATCGGTCCGATGACACCCGCGTTCGCCTATCGGCGTTCCTCGACGGGTGAAGCGTTGACCACAACGGAAGACGCTGGCAACACGATGACGCCGTACAACCTCTCTGTCGGTACCACCACGGCGGTTCGGGTGTATCAGAAAACGGCCTCACGGGTTGACCGCAAATTCATGGTCTGCAACGACCAGGCGACCAGCTCCGGCTACCGCTTGTTGGCCAGCACCAGCTCGGCCATCAATGGTCTTGCAACGACCCAGGACATTCGCACGCTGTTCCATGTCGAAGCGGGAAATTGCACAGAAATCATCGCTCCCATGCAGGACATCTATGCGGTGTTCAAAGCGACGTCCACCTCTGGCTCGTTCTCCGGCGGTCGCGCTTACGGGTACAAGCGGTACGACTCGTCCAACTAAATGGGCAAAGTCAGTGACATCGAACAAGTTTTGAAGACGTATCTTTTGACCAAGACCGGCGTTCTCGCCGCCCTTGTCACTGGAAACATCTTCCTTCAAAACTTTCCTGTCACCGTTGGGAACGACGACAAGTTTCTCATCCGGCGCGATGGCACTGGCAATTCACCGAAAAACATTTCCATCGACACGCCCACTGTTCAAATCTGGGCGCGTCATTCCAATCCCCACACCGCTTTCACCAACCTGAAAGTGATCGGGGATTTGCTACACGGAATCGATCCGATTGATGTGACCGTGAGCGCGGTCGTTCACCGCATTCTGTACGGTGAAATGATCGCGGGGCCTTTTCGCGACGATGATCTTGCAAAAGACATCCCGCAACAAATGGCGCGGTTCATGATCAGGGTCGTGGTTCCATAAGGAGGACTTTATGACAGTGGCATTGTTTAGGAAGGGGCCATGCACCGTTAAATTGGGCGGCGCAGTGATCGGCCAAACGGAAGGCGACGTCGTCTTCAAATACTCGCCCGAGTGGCGCATGGTTCTCCCTGACCAGTCCACTGGGGCGCAAAGTTCATTCTTGGTCAGCGAGTCGGTGGAGGCCGTGGTGCCCCTCTTGCCGCGTGCCGATGCGCTGGAGTTGATTAAAGGCAACGCCATGCCTGGGGGCCTGAAACTCGCAACGCCCACGGACGATGACGGAGCCTCCACCGTGGACGGCGATCACGTCGCCGGCGTCACGACGTTGAACGTGGACGACGGAGGAGAATTTGCGGACGAGAAAATCATCCGCATCGGTTCCGGCACCACACGCGAATACCGGCGCATTTCAGCCATCGTTTCAGATGCGCTGACCGTGGCCGCGCTCACCTTCGCGCACGCGTCGGGCGAAGCCGTGGCCGAAGTTCTCGGCTCGTATTTCTCCGCTGACGAAGCCGTGGGGCAAACGGCGCTCAGTGTCAACGACGAAACAGACTTCGCAGACGGAGCCTACGTGATGATCGGTCAGGGTTCCCGAATGGAAGTTCGCAAGGTGTCGTCCACAAGCACCGGCGTTCTCAACATCGACGAACCGCTGGCGTTCGCTCACAGCGCACAGGAATTGATTATGGTGCTGGACAGCGACCCGAAGCTGAAAATGACGGTGGGCAACAATCGGTCGGATGTTCAGTTTGCCGAGCTGTTGATTGACCCGCTGGATGGTTCAGACGACATAAAAATTTACAAAGCCCTCTGCACAAGCGAGGTTGAAATCGCTTTGAAAAAGGGTGAGGAGTCGGTCATCGAGCTGACGTACACCGGCGTTGAGGACACGACCAGAAGTAACGGCGACCGCTTAGCGGCTGTCGGATTGCAATCAGTCGCCTAAGGAGGCTACCATGACTGTTCCTTTGTTTCGTAAAGGCCCTTGCACTGTAAAACTCGGTGGCATTTCCATCGGGCAGACAGAGGGCGATGTTGTTTTCAAATACTCACCTGAATGGCGGCTCTTTATGCCGGACCAAAGCACCGGCCCGCAGGGAGCCTTTCTCGTTTCCGAATCCGTCGAAGTCACTGTGCCATTGATTCCCCGCGCAGACGCGCTGGAACTGGTTCACGCGCACGCGATGCCCGCCGGTCTAATCAACGTGACCAAGAAAAGCGGCGGCGGTGATTCAACGCTTGGAAACGCGGAACCGAAAGGACAGACCACAATCACCGTGGCTTCTGGAACCAACTTCGCCATCGGTGACATCATCATCATCGGCGAAGGCACGCCGTACGCCGAAATCCGCACGCTCACAAACGTCAGCACCAACGACTTGACGTTTGCGGAAGAACTTGGATATGACCACGCCAGCGGAGAGGTGGTGCAGGAACTCGACGCCGACCCGAAAATAAAAGTCAGCGTGGGCAACAACCGCGACAACGTGCG